AGTGGCGCACCGACCGTGAGTTCAACGATGTGTGGGGTAAGGTCACACCTGCCATGCTGACATACATCGCGCTCAACATGGACCGTATGAAACCTATACTTGAGGGCTATGGTGCTCCTGCTGCTAGCATAGATGAATTGATACCGCTTAACGAACGTATCAAAACTATACGAAGCATAGCTACTGCACACCATGACGAGAAGGGCGCGTTGGTCATCCTCTACAAGGACCGCTACATTGTGCAGCGCAATGGCACTACAGAGATGCTCACCGCATCGCAGCTGGACGAGGATACACGCACCAAGCTGGGTGTGCTCAAGCTGGTGGAAGACGAAGAGGTGATTGATGGCTTCGGTGTACGCATCAGCCAGACTACATTCTACTTGCTTCCCTAAACTATTGACAAAGTAAATTGGTTAGGGAATATATTCATCAAGGAGCAAACATCATGGCGAAGACCCCTGAGAAGGTCGTCAAGGACAAAGTCGTGTCCGTCCTTAAATCCGAGGGCGCATATTACTTCTTTCCGGCGACGCATGGATATGGACGCAGCGGCGTCCCTGATATCGTGGCATGTGTAAATGGCCACTTCCTTGGCATCGAGTGTAAGGCGGGGGGCAACAAACCCACCGCCCTGCAACTGAAGGAGCTGGAGGATATACGTCGTAGTAACGGCGTAGCTGTAGTGGTCGATGAGACTAACTGGGACATTGTGCGCGACCTTGTGCGTAGGCTCAAGTCGGGAACTGTCATGGAAAGGTTAGGCTGATGCAACCGGGGCAATTTTTCACTGAATATCTCGATGCTTGGCCAAAGACTAAGCGTAGCATTCCTCGTGATGACCTAGAGAGAGCCGAAGATTTTAACGCCGCCGCACGGCGAGAGGGTATCTTATTTGCTCTCCCCTACGGGGCTATCATGACGGACCGTAAGATAAAGAAGTCGCTATGTTTTGGTGGCGAGATGTTACGTCCGCCTTACCCTGTCTGTGTGTTTGAGTTCGTAGGTGACCACAAACCTGAAGTAATCCAACCCCACAGGTCGTCTAAACGTATCGTTGTGGTGTTTGATAGGGGTGACTACGCAGAGTTAATGGCTATCGCACATAGGGATATAGACGGGCGATGGATGGCTCCCCCTGTTAGCTTCCGTATAGCGTATGACCAGAAGGATATCTTCCAACTCCACCCCGAAACAGGTTTGTCGTCCACATGCCTGATTGTGCCTTACCTTCTTCACACATGCGCCAGTATGCTGATGCATTGTGATGGTGATATGAATAAATTCTTCAATGTAATGGCTTCCGACTTCGGGGATGAGCTATGGGCCTACCTAGACTTTTGTAGGACTGTGCACGACATGCAGGTGTCGTTTGACGAGGTAGAGCCGGATACATCTAAGAACCGCATGCGTCGTGCGCGAGGTAAGGCACCTCTGTTTACCTATAAGGTGCTAACCATAGGCAAGAAGAAACGGAAATCCGCGCACCTAGGTGGCACACATGCATCACCCCGCAGTCACCTGAGGCGCGGCTACTATCGCACCAGCAAGAATGGTGTGCGCCACTGGGTTCAACCTTGCATGGTCAAGGGGGAGACAGATGGGTTTGTCCATAAAGACTATCGAGTGGAAGGAGATGGCATATGCCAGATGTAACCGACGAGATAGCAATACTACGCGAGGCTGCCGAAGCCCTGCGCGAACATGAGCGCCGCCGACAGGAGTTGAAAGTAAGTGAGGAAGCCCTGCGCGTGTTGTGCCGCCGCTACGGTGATGCCGTGCGGTTGTGGGGCGTGTCGCCTGTGCACCTACGCCGTGCGTGTGAAGCACGAGGGCTGATGGTTGAGGAGCAAATCAATGTCTGAATATGTCGAATACAACCCGAAGGCGCATGGGCGCAAGCCGCCCTACTGGACGCCTGATATGCCTACTAGCCTAGACGGTAAGAACTTTGTCCGCCAGTCAAACTGGGCGTGGATTTCAGGCACGACATATTACGTCCCCCGTGAGGCGGTGTTCCTACCAAAGGAGGAGGATGCGATAAAGGCTGAGGTAGAGAGCCAGATTGTGGCTTGGCTACGCGACAACGTAGATGGCGACTGCTCCTGCCAAGCGTGCTTCATGCACAGGTCTATTGCCGACGCTATCGAGAACGGTGAATATAAGCAGGAGCAAGGTAATGACAAACACACACGATAAACTGCGCGAAGCCGTTACAGCATTTGAGCAGGAGAATAGCGATGCAGATTGATTGGAGCGAAATGCAACCTCGCAGGAAGCCCACACGCAAAGAGCGTGGCTTATATCAGGCGTGGGTTAAATACCTCAAGGACAGCCGCCTTGACGCAAGCGAGATACACAAACGCGCAGCCGAAAACGCCGAACGCAAAAAGGCCGTGCCCAATGATTGAGGTAGGCCAACAGGAGAATAGCGATGCCACGGATAACTAAAGCTGAATGGCAATTGATATGGGAGGCCATGAGCCACGCCATAGATGAGCGCGAGTCTTTTCGAGAGTGTTGCACTCCGTCACACGGCGACATAACGGATGAGGCGCGAGCGGTGATGAAGTCATGTGATGATTTTATCGAAAAGGCTGACAAGTTTTGCGTGAAGCACTTCGGGCAGAAGTCGCATTCTACTCAATGGCGCGAGAAAATGGACGCAACGCCAAGAATTTCAATTTTCAAAATCCTTGCGCAGGAGAATAGCGTTACCTTGGAAAACTATTCGGGCCGGAAATGAGGCGGCAACCTCACCCGGCCCTAACCGCAAGACGATTGGAGCGTCCTATGGCTGACAAGCCCATTATCACAAATTCAGATAAAATTGCAGATGCAGTTCGCGACCATGCCGAACGCATCCTGCGCGCCGCTGGTTTATCGCTTGGCAATTACACGCTGAACGGATCGCGGGAGCGCATTCTTGCTGCTGTCATTGATTGCTATGAGGAAGCCTATCGGGCTGGCGCTGATTTTGCTCGCCAACACTCCCCTGCGAAGGATGATTGATATGATACAGGATATTCCAATTGAGGCAGCACCATGCTCATTTTGCGGATGCAAGAATGTTTACCCCGTGCCGCCATCGCTAGGGAATTCGGAATGGCGCGTCTTTTGTGACGATTGCCATGCTCAAGGGCCTACCGTTCGATTTTACAACACAGATGAGCCGGATGAAGTTTGCATCCGCGCATGGAACTTAAGGCGATGAGCCTCTATTGGCTGCGTCCAGAGTGGACAGAAACGCCCTGCTATCAGTGCGGACAAAATATCCATGCCAGCGGCGGCGACCCTGATTGGGGACTTTGCTGGCCATGTATGGAGCACCAGACCAACCTTGCGCAAGCAGATCGTGAATATGAGCGCCGGGAGTGTGAGCGATGCTGCGGCAACGGCCAAACATACGGACCAAACAGTGGCGAGGATATTATTTGCCCCGATTGTGGAGGAAGTGGACAGTGCCAGTAAACCTTGAAAACCTGTTGCGCCAAGCTGCAACTTGCATCGACCCGAAAAAGGACAAGGGAGCTTATGCCTATATGATCGGGGAGGAAGTTGCTGACCATATTGCGCAAGTGCGAAGTGGTGAAATCCCGCTGGACGCCTTTGCCGAGCATTATGGGCTAATCAAGCAGGCATACCCATGACCCGCTTCACCTTTGGCCTATCACATGAAGGAGATGAATGATGGCTGATCTGACTTTTACAGATGAAGATATTGCAATCGGCCCCGTTCTTGGCCCTGAATATCGCGCCAGCCAGCGTTTTGCCGAAGGCGTGATGGCCGAATTCCAAGAAGAGCATTTGCAGCCCATTATCAAGATGGTCGCAGATCAGGTGCAAGACAAACTTTGGGATGTCGCGCGCGATTGGCTTTTGCAGGACACGGAAACCAACGTGCAAGGCGCGGTCCGCGATATGGTCAATCAGACTGTTGATGCCCTGCTTACGGGCAAGGAATGGGCGATGCAACGCTATCCCTATGCAGACTATTCACGCGGCGAGGAAATCCGCAAAGCTGTTGCGCAGCATGGTGGCGATGAGTTGTTGATGCGCCGGATTGCCGATCTTGAAGCCGAAGTCGCCAAGCAAAAAGAAACGATAGATTGGCTGCGTCGATGACCCAACTATCACCCGTCCAGATCGCCTGTGTGACCGCACTGTTCTTTGCAACGTCCATTGGTGCGCTGTTGCTGGCTTGGGGCTTTCGCAACGCGGCACAGCATGAAGAGCGCAGCGATGTCCTTGCCAATTTAGCAGACGCCATCGAGAGCGGTGATCACATCAAGGAGACAGAAGATGAGCAGTGAAGCAGCAAAGGCCGAGAGGGATAGGAATGTAGCCAAAGGCATCCGCGCACTCATTGAGGAACAGAAGTGATGACCTTACGCCAATTCCTTCAAGTGAATTTCGGATGGGATTTATACGAATGGGGTGAAGATGACATCCGTTTCTAAAGCATTCGGCCGGCCGCGCACCTATCCGCTGGCCGATCTGGCTGTGGGCGACAAGGCGACCATGCCCGCGCCCACACCCGCCGACGTCAAGCGTATCGCGCGCAACGTCAGCCAATACGGCATGAGGCACAATCGGCGCTATATGTGCCGCACCGACCGCCAAACTGGCGTGATGACGATCACTCGGCTGTTTTAAATAAAAAACCGCCGCCTGTGCAGTGAGGGACACAGGCGGCGGTTAACGCAATGACCAGAAGGAGCCTCGACCAGTCAGCGTATACTTACCACCTTTTCGCCAGCAATTGCAACCCCGTCTTCCTCTACCATCCGGCGCAGTTCGCTCTTGTTGTGTTTCTCGAACACTGCACGGTCGGCATAAATCTGTTTTTTGGTTGGAAACTCGCGACTGTGCATTCGCCCGACGTTAACCCATTCCGCTTCTGTGAGCGCGTGCAGCAGCACCGCTTGAGGCACCTTCGACGGCGGCACGTTCATCATCAGCGCCACAGCATCGCAGACACGGTGGAACGGACCAGCAATAATACCTTTGGAGAACGGACCGGACCGACGCTTGATCATGTCGACGATGTGGCTTTCGGTGACGCTCATCCCCTGCTCAACCATGTTTAGCTTCCAGTCCGTCATGGGCGGCGCAGCAGACGGATTGAACGCCGACACGTCGCGCTGCCACAGCCACGCAGCGATTTTCTGAAAGCCGCCCTTCTTATACCAGCGCCACAGCTTGTCGGCGTCTTTGGGGTCCATGCGCGGTGCATCGGACCAGATGCAGCACCAGCGCCGGTCCTGCGACGGGATAGAGATAGGCACCAGATCGTTCGTGAACGCCACCACCAGCAGACGGTTGAGCATTTCGTATGGATGCAGCCCCTTGCGGTTAATGGTGAGCGTTTCAGGCGGTGCTGCGATCACCGGCTTCAGCCGGTTGGCCAGCGCGCGGCGTTCGCGTGCCTCTGGTTCCTTCAACTCGTTCAAGATGACGACTTCAGCTTGCAGGCCGTAGCCCCATTGGCTTTCCAGCGCCTTGTTTTCGATGATCGAGCGGTTGTGCTGATGGTCGCCGCCAATCGCCCACAGGAACGGTGCCCACATGCTGTCCTTACCGCAGCCTTCAGCGCCGCCATGCAGCACAGCATGATTGATCTTGACGTTGGGCGCCTGCACCTTGAACGCCATGACGTCTAGCACATGCTCTAATTCGGCTTCTTCTGGCACCAGCAGGCGGCAATGGTCCAACCACGGCTTGATGTCGCTGTCGGCCATTGTGTCGCTCTGCGCCACGTCCGGCCGGTGATTAATCCATGTATTGCCGTAGACCAGCCCGTCGCGTGCAACCAGCACATCCTCGCCCGGCGCATAGGTGACGCCGACCAATGCCGTCGCGCCATATTCCTGCCGGCGCTCGTCAAAATAGATCGACGCCTGCACCCGCTGCTTGGCCTTGTGAATTGACCGGCAGTCGACGTGACGGAATAGCGCGTTAAAGACGTTGCGCGGCACTTCGCGGCGCGTCACCATGTCAAAATAGCTGTCATCCGACTGGATGTAGGCGAAGCGCTCGAACCATTCGGCCTTTTCCAGCCGTCCGGCTTCCTTGCGCTCGACTTCCTTGACGCGCGCGGCGGCCTCGTCAGGGTATTTCTCGGTCGGCTGTATTTTGTCGGCCATCTGGCGCATATGCTCGACGATCAGTTCATCGCGTAGCCCCGGCATGACTATGGGGCCGCCGTTCTCGCCAACCCAGCTTAAGAACGTCCGGCTGTCGAGATGCTGGCAATGGCCGTGATAGCAGCAGAACGAACGATCAAGCGGCTTGTAGCGCGCCTCGATGTTGCCGTCCGTATGCTCGGCATGGTTAGGGCAGACGATAGCACACCAGCCATCATGATTGACCTGTGACAGGACCAACCCCTTGTCGGCAAGCCACTTCAGGACTGTGTCGCCGCCGGTGTCGCGGATGTTGATCACTTTATAGTCGGCCGTATCGGCCTCGGCTGGCGTGACGCCTAACGCCGCGCAAATCTCGTCCAGCGTGTATTCGCGCTTGGGGTGAAACTCGACCAGCCGCGCGGGGAAGTTGTTGCGCCCCTGCTTCAGGTTGACGCTGCCCGGTATGCGGCAGTTGCGCACGGCGTTTGTCGCGCCGGGGTCGGTATAGCCAGCATCCGCAATCGCGCGAATGGCGGCGGTGAACTCCTGCTTGGTCGGCTGTTCGCTAAAGGCGAAGCCCCACTGGAACGAACCTTCGCTGGTTTCCATAATCCATGTCGGCTCAATCGGCGGCACCTTCGACTTGGTGCCGACGTCGTCCAGCATCATGAACAGCACATATTCAGTGTTAGCCGACTTAGCGCTAGGCTTGCCGTTCTCGAAGCGGTCGACGATGAACGAGCCTGTGTTGACATACCACGCCTCGCCTTCCTTGATCTTGGCCTTGTCAGGCAGGAAGGCGGGGAATGTCGCCTTAGGCACGCCGTCGCCATGATAGACGATCTCGCCGTCCTTCAGCACCGGCTTCTGGCGCAGCAGCAACGCAGTCTCGCCTTCGGTGAAGGCCAGCCCTGTTACAAACTTGATAAATTCTTCGCGTTCCTCACTCATTTTTGGCTCCTGTTTACTTCCCATATCTTTGCATCACGGCCACCTCGGCGTCGAGAGGCAGACCGCGCGCCCATGCTGGCCCTTGTGTCATCACGCGCAGTAGCGACGCCTGCGCCGTCTCCACGTCAGCGTCGGCGACTTCCAGCACGATTTCGTCATGGACATGCAGCACGCAATCCAACCCTTCCTCGTCCAACCGTCGCAGCGAATGGCGCAGCAGGTCGTTGGCGATAGCCTGCGTGATGTTCTCGCAGGCCAGCCCTTTCCATAGCCGCGCGCGCGGCCATTCCTTTGCATCCGCAGCAGGCTTCCAAGACGCCTTAGCATAGGTGATGTTGCCTTCCTCATCGAAACGGGCGAACGGATAGCATAGCACACGACCGCTCGGCAGGGCATACCAAAGATGCTGGCCATCGAATAAATATGTGACCCGCCCGGCGTTGAACTCCTGCCCACGGTTGCGCATGGCCGCCATGTAGGCTTGTTCCAGCTTCGACCAGTAGGGCACCGACCACAGGTTAGCCCTGCGCCATGCGTCGACCATGCGCCGCGCCTCATATTCCGGCAGCAGGATGTTGTAGATACGGCCCATCGCCGCGAAGGCACCGACGCCGCCAGCAAAGCCGCACGCCAACTCCTGCACCTTGCCGATCTGGCGCTGGTCCTTGTCGACGTCACCATAGCTAACTGCGAACGTCGCGGCGGCGTTGTGCTTGTACACGTCCTCGCCGCGCTCGAATATCGCCAGCTTGGCCGCACCGCTGTTGCTGTTCGACGCCCACGGCGTCACCCGCGCCTCGATAGCTGCCCAGTCGGCAACGATCAGGTGCTTATCCTTGGCGGCCATCAGCGCCGGGCGCAGCATCGACTTCAGCACGTCGGTGACGCGCCGGCCGTATTTCGGTACGATCTGGTGCCCGCGCACCATAGCGTCGCGTATCAGTGCAGGCTGATCTGCGCACTTTCGCGGAAAGTTATGAACTTGAAGCCCATAAGACGAAGCGCGGCCAGTAGCGCTTCCTCCTGAAAAGACAAACGCTCCTCTAACACGATTATCCTCTGCGTCTGCCAGCGACGCCGCACGACTGAACTTCGCCACGGACGATGCCCACAGATCGTCCGCGCACTGGATGACTTCGGCAACTTCGGACGGCACTTCATCGGGGTTCTCCTCTGCCAATATCAAAAGGTTCGTGCGCACGTTCTTGTCGATGGACAGTTTCTTTTCGCCATCCTTGTAGACAGTCGCCAGCTTTAACGCTTCTTCGCCGACACGCGAGAGAACCCACTCCCGCATACGCGGGCTGCGGACTGACGTAACTGCACCTTGAGTAACTTCACAAACGACTGCCTGTATGTCGTCAGCTTCTGCTTCTGCGTAACGTACCGCCGCCAAAGCCAAAGGTTTATCGAGCAGGACACCACGGTCGTTAATACGCTCGTTAACGTGATAATCGCGCAACTCGTCATCGGACAACTCCCGCTGCGCCTTGCTGATAGCCCGCATAGCGCGAACGTCCTGTTCGCAATAGGCGATCATTTCCGCCATCAGGTCGGCGTCTTCGCGAAAGCTACCATCAGACTGCGGTATCGACAACAGCCGGATAAGCTGGCTGCCGCGATGGTCTTTCTTCATGCTGGCACCGGCAAACCGTCCGACGTCTTCAAGGCTGCCCGGCGCGCAGTTGGCGCGGGCTTGTGCTGCGGTGCAGTAGAATTGTTCTAGGTCAAAATCGATCTGTAGGACGTACCAGAAGATCAAGCGCTCGAACGCTGCGTTGTGCGCGCGTATCTGGCCGCGATGGTTGGCGATGGCTTGCGGGAAAGGCTGGTCTGGCAGCCACGTCCGCACGTCCTCGTCGTCGAAGGCGTAGGACATGCACAGCACTTCGGTGCTGATGTCCTGCGCGTAATTGTAAACGCCGCACGCCTTCAGGTCGCAACGCGACCGCGTCTCGAAATCAAGCCAGAGAACGGATGCGCTCATCTTGCAAGTCCCCATAGGCTTCGTTCAGTTCGCAACCGATGTATTTGCGGCCTAGCTTCCGTGCTACGCCCGCCGTAGTCCCGCTCCCCATAAAAGGGTCAAGCACAACATCGCCCGCCCTGCTTCCAGCGAGGACGCACGGCTCAATCAGCGCGGGCGGGAATGTAGCAAAGTGCGCGCCCTTGTATGGGCGAACTGGCACAGACCACACGCTGCGGCGGTTGCGGCCACGGCTCACGTCGATGACCTTGGCGTGCCCCCCGCGTAGCGTGTCGGCGTCCTGCCGCGATGCGTCAATCTTCCCTCCTGCACCGCGCGTGTGCCCTTTGGCGGCGCGGCGCTGCGTATCCTTGCTACACGGCTCGCGCATTGCCTCGCTGTCGAAGAAATAACGGTCAGACTTGGACAGCAGAAAGATGTATTCGTGCGCCTTAGTGCAGCGGTCGCGCACGCTCTCTGGCATGGGGTTCGGCTTGTGCCAGATGATGTCCTGCCGCAGATACCATCCATCGGCGCGCAGTGCGAACGCCAGCATCCACGGAATGCCGATCAAATCTTTATTTTTGCGGCCCGTGCCGGATAGATGGCGCTGTTTGCCGCCGTCCGTGCGCTGAGTGCCGCCTGTACCTTTGTGGTTGCTGTAACCAGCGCCAGCATAACTATCGCCTATGTTTAACCATAGCGTGCCGTCATCAGCCAGCACATCACGCACGCACTGGAACACTTCTACCATTGCGGCGACATATTCTTCGGGTGTTTGCTCAAGACCGATCTGGCCGTCTACGCCGTAGTCGCGCAAACCGAAATACGGGGGGCTGGTGACGCACGTCTGCGCCTTGATACCCTCATGCGCCCAATCGCGCATGATTGCTCGGCAGTCGCCGAAATCCACAAAATCATAATCCATCGGATGCCTCACTCATCCGCTACTCGCCGGGCGGCGGATGCGTTGCACCGCCCGGCTTTCGCGCCCCTGTTAGCCGACTGCGCGACGGCGACGGCGGCCAGCGGCCGGTGCTTCGCCTTCGTCAGCAGCGACTTCCAACTCTGCTTCCTCGGACGTATCACCATCCATTGCAACCCATTCGATGACCTCGAATACAGGAGTGTAGATGCGCCCATAGGATTTGTGCTGGTATTGCTCTTTCTTCAGACGCACCAGAGGCACCGGTTTCGACTGATCTTTGTCGACTTGCTCGGCAATCGCCACCGCCAAAGCCTGCACGGCGCGCTTGCCACCGACAGACGTTGTGGAATAGCGGGCCTGCATACCTTCGTCTTCACCATTGGTGCAAGCCAGCGTCATGCCGACCTGCATCTCCCACCCCCGCTTCGCGGCAGGCGGTGCCGGGTCCAATTCAGGCAGAGGCTCGGCGACACTAGCCATCTTTTCGGCAAGCACTTCACCGTCGCCCCACGCAATATAGCCGTGAACGAAGGAAAAGGGATTGACCGCCCAGATGCTGTCGTCCTCGACCTCGGTCTGATCAGCGCCGAAAACCCAATGGCCAGTCTTATCCATTTTCAGGATGACGTTGCCTTCGCTGCCCACATCCGACTGGATGCTGCGCAACGCCGACGACAGTGACTGGACCGACGGAAGGCCGGCATTCTTGAACGCAGTAAGATTACTCATAACTTTACCTTTCACTTTACTGGATTTTAGCCATTGCTTTTGACAGCGTCCGGCCGATTTGCAGAACCGCAGGCCGGGGGTCTTTCTCCGGTGCTAGGGTTGTGCCTGTGGAGACGGACACCACTAGGTTGTCCGGCAATTCGATTTTGGCTTTCTTCAATTCTTTCTCGACGGCAGCCGGCGACTTGATCTTCAACTCGTGCACGATGACGCCGTTATCTTCCATGAATTTGGCCGCCTTTTCTTCGTCGGCCCACTGGCGCGTCGCGCGCTTGCCGACCAGCTTCCAACCGGGGATTTCGCCGCCTTCCTCAAGCAGACCGTGCGCCAACTGCTGCAAGTCCTTGATAAAGGCTTCCACCATCGGCACTTGATCGAGATAGTGCGCGATCTGTTCGACCGGCATGACATCCAGCTTTTCCTTGAGCGCGCGGTCTACTGCGCCCGTCATCACGGGGCAGATCGGCTTTGCTGTGCACCAGCGGCAGTGGTCGCCAGCGGCCAGTGGTGCGTTCGGCTTCATCGCGGCCTGCACGGCACCGATCAGTTCGCCTTCAAACGCAGCGACACGGTCGAGCGTCGTCAACCAGCGCTTGATGCTGGGTGGCTGCACGATGATCAGTTCGACTTCTTTTGCGCCCTGAAACGCCCATGCCGTTTCCGGCGTGCGGAGAGAAGCCGCAGCATAGAAGAGAAGCTGATAGTTCTCTTCCGCGCTGACGGCGACGCCGTCGCCGAATTTCCAATCCAGAACAATAGCGCGGTCGCCAATGCGGCCAATGAAATCGGTAGAACCAAACACATCAGGAAGAAGGCTGCCAAAGCCAACCCGGCTTTCGACTTCATATTCCACCTCACCTTTCGGGTCTATCTCGTCCAGCGCCGCCAGCGCAACCAGCAGTTTGTTTTCGATCAGGTCTTCGGTCAGCACCACGTCGTTCAGCTTGGTGCCTACCAGCGAATACGGGTCGACGTCACTTTCGAGAACCTTGGCGATAGCGTCATGCAGCAGGGTGCCTTCGTCGGCGTACTTGCTGCTGGGCTGTTCCGGCATCTTGTCCACCAGCGCGACGCTGCCCGGACAGGCGATGACACGTTTGGCGGTCGAACCGCCGACTATGCGACTATGCTGCATATTACCTCACTTTACCGTTGTTGAGCCGTCAGCATACACGACACAAAATTTGATGCAAGACTTGAAACGTAAAAAATTTTGTGTAAGGCATCTGCGCATGACAGAGAAAGAAATAGAGGCGTATTTCGTAAAGCGCGTGAAGGCGCTGGGCGGTTACGCGTACAAATTCCGCAGTGTGACGCAGCGCGGCGTCGCCGACCGCATAGCCTGTATGCCAAACGGCGAAGCGTGGTTCGTCGAGTTGAAGAAACCCGGCGGCCGGCTGTCGGCGCTGCAAGAGATATTCGCCGACGAGATGCGCAACACCAAGCAGCATTATGCCTGCCTGTGGTCCAGAGAGGATGTCGATCAGTGGTGCAACCGCTTCAACTAAGGCCGTATCAGAAGCAGGCTGCCGACTTCCTGTACGAGCGGGACCGGGCGATGATCTTGGCACCCGTCGGCGCAGGCAAGACCGCGATCACGCTGACTGCGATGCAGGCGATGTTGGATGACGACTATGTCAAGCGTTGGCTGGTCGTCGCACCCAAGCGCGTGTGCACCGACGTGTGGCCTATCGAAGCCCCGAAATGGTCTGGCATCGCCCCTGCGTTGGCTGTGGGGTCGCCGGGTCAGCGCGCCGACGCGTTACGAAGCGACGCCAGTGTGGTCGTCATTAACTATGACAACCTTGATAAGCTAGATGATTTGTCGGGCTTCGACGGAATTGTGTTTGATGAACTGACGCGGCTCAAAAACCCGTCGGGCAAACGCTTCAAGGCGCTCGAAAAGCTGCTGAAGGACATGCCGGTGCGCTGGGGTTTGACCGGCTCGTTCACGTCGAACGGCCTAGAGGACGTCTTCGGCCAGTGCAAGATCGTCGACCAGTCGCTGCTGGGCCGGTCGAAAGGCGCGTTCCTGCAACAGTATTTCATCTGCATCAACCGCGACTTTGGCCAGTGGACACCGGCGGCTGGCGCGCTCGAACAGGTCATGGCGCGTATTCGCCCGGCGACGTTCGTGCTGGACCCCGGCGATTATAAGGACAAGCTGCCGCCGTGCCACACCAACATCGTGACGGTGCAGTTAGACGACCCCGCGCCGTACAAGAAAATGAAAGCGGAGTATGTCGTGCGCTTCGGAGCAGACCAGATCGTCGCGCAGAACGCAGCGTCGGTCACGACCAAGCTGCAACAGATGGCGTCCGGTTTCGTCTACAACCGTACCGGCGGCACGCCGTCGATCTGGTTTAGCACGCACAAGTTTGACCGGCTGGCGGAACTGCTGGAAGAAAACCAGCGGGCAAACACCATTGTCGTGTACAACTATCAGGAAGAACTGGCGGAACTGAAGCGGCGCTTCCCGCACGCGCAGACCATCGACGACAACAACGTCATCGAGCGCTGGAACGCCGGACAGGTCGAACTGCTGCTGGTCCACCCGAAGTCGGCCGGGCACGGCCTCAACCTTCAGCATGGCGGCTGCCACATGGTGTTCCTGTCGCTGCCGTGGAGCCTAGAATTATACGAACAAACCGTCGGGCGGCTGCACCGCAGCGGGCAGCGGCACGATGTTTGGGTGTACGTCCTGATGACGGAGAAGACTATCGACGAACGTATCTGGGCCGCGCTCCATGACAAGCGCGCGGTGTCGGATATAGCATTAGAGGAACTGAAAGATGACGGCTAAAGTATTATGGCAGAAGCTGGCTGTCGACCTGTCCAAGTACAGCGAAGACGAGATCGAAGCCATGCTCACCGACGAGATCAAGACGCACAAGCGCAGCGCTATCGCGCGGCGGCTGCATCAAAGACTGTGCAAGCTGCGCTCCATGCGGGAGCGTAGAGAAATCATGGCGAGGATAAAGAAATGACAGACCATGCAGAAGCGGCCGTGGAAATGCTTGAGCAGATTATCGAGGGGCTGCGCGCCGGCTATTCGCCCGAAGACTTGGGGCCGCTGGTTGTCCTAATCGGTCGGCTGATGGCTAGACGCACCTGACGGGCAGTCGTTCTCGCACAAGCATACGAAGCGCGAGTTGTGCGCCTCGATCTGCTTGACGGTGTCCGGGCTATCCAGCTTGCTGTTGTAGCGGATGGGCTGCGCAACGGCGCAGTAGGAATTAACGGGCGGCGGCGTCGAACCGTGTACGCAGGCGCTCGTCGCGCTCACTGTCAGGAGTAGTGTCGACATACTCCGCCAGATCGACTTGTCGTTGTACTTCATCGGCTGCCTCTTTCATAGCCTCTTGCCGCCCTTGCTGCCGCAGCTTGTTATCGGACCACGCCGCCCAAAGGCGGTCAAGCAGCGACAGCAGGGACGACAATAGCTTAATCATGCTTCGGGCTTTTGTTCCGAAAGAAACACAGCGGCGACGCCTGCCAGACCAGCGACCGCCGTGGAGATGGCCGCCCACTGCACGTCAGACAGGCCAACCGCCAGCGCAAGGGCGGAGAAGCCTGCGTAAGTACTCGGCTCTTTCAGCCGACCTAGAAGCCAATGTACAAAGTTCATGTCATTTTCCTTTCGGGTATTGCTTCCAAGGCAGTTCCCAGTGCGGGCCGTCCTTGAAAGTTCGCCAATCACCGCCCCATTGGAGCGGGACTTTTTCGGCTGCCGCAGCAGCCTTCACGATCTTGGCCAGCCGGTGATAAAGCGGCCAGTCCCAAGATACCTTACCGTCTAGCATCGGTGCCAGATCAACGGCATGACCTGTCAGGTGACGAGAGTTGAGCGTCTTGGTTGCCCCCTGCTTCATTAGCTGGCGCTGACGCGCTTCGGTGCGCAGCCCTTCCAGCACGGTGAAGTCGAGATCCGACGACGCGGCGGCACGCTTGACGACGCGCACCAGATCAGGGTGCACGCCTTCCAGCCGCATGAGTGAACGCGAACCTAGTGTAATGCTCACCGGCTTAACTCCGTAACAATGCCGACCAGCAACGTTATGATGGTGCCGGCGGCGGCCAATCCAATAGTCTCTAGCCTTTTCAACCGGGCGCAAATGCTGTCGTAGCGAAGTTCGCAAACTTGCTCATGCGTGTTCAGCCGTGCTTCGGTATTATCAATAGACGTCACAGTATGCCTCCGACTTAGGTTAACGTGCTGATATTCTACCATAGATCGGGTACGGACTACCATCCTCATTATACGCTATTTCGATCAGCGTTTCCCCCGTTTCGGGGTCGACCGCCGGAAACTGCTGCATAATGCGCGCCGGTGCCTGCGCCATGACGTTGCGCGTGATCGGGCGCATACCGCTAATGGCTTGCGATACGTTCATCGCCGTCGGGTATTGCTCCATAGCTTCGCGCATAGCACCGCCGCTAACAAAGGCGTTCGCCAAGCGCTCACGGATGCGCGGGCGAAGGACCGCCGCCAGTGCTGCCTCGCCACCTTCAGTCGCGATACGTGCGGGCGGGAAAGGCGCAAGGCCCATGCGGGTCAGACTGCGGGCGAGGAAGGGGCGTTCGCGGCCGATCAGTTCGGTAGCTGCCTGCGCGCCAGACTGGCCCAGTTCGCGCATACGATTGACGGTGTTCAACTCCTGCGCGGTCTTCATCATAGCATTAAAGCGCTGCGGGTCGGCCAGCGCCAAGCCGCCAATGTCGTACTGGCGGGTGCCTTTACCCATGATGTCTTCAACCATCTGCGGACGTTCGCCAGCCATGAGCGCGATAAACTCATCCGGCTTTTCCTTGGCCAGTTGCGCGCCCTTGGCCGCCAGTTCCTGACGGTTGACCGCCTCAAAGCCTTGGCGCGTGCGGGTCAGATAGTCCTTGAACCCTACGCCGCCGGCGCTCTCGATAGCGTCGTCGAACAGCGGGCGGATGCTGGTTAGCAGCGACGCGGCGCGCTCCTTAGTGCCGGACGACGGTTGCGCCCGTGCACCAAGCAGCCGATCGACGATGTCGTTGAGGCCGGTCTTGCGGATTTGATACAGGTCGCGGGCGTCGATCACGCCGTTAACGTCGGCCAGATTTTCCAGTTCCGACGCCAGCCGGGTTAAGGTCGAGCGTTGCAGCTTGTCGGCGCGCGTTGCCGGCTGCGCAGCCATGCGCCGAATTTCGGCGACGATAGGTGCGACCTGTAGCGGCTGCATACCCTCGGCGGCCAGATCGGCGACAAGGTCTTCCATGTCCTGCGCCACACCGCGCAGACCGATCTGCGCTTGCATGGCTTGGTTGGCGCGCGTTCCGGCAGCGCCAGCGATACCGCGCGTCTGCTGGATGAGCGGCATGTCAGGAAAGATTGCGGGCATGTCACCCATGATCGCGGCCTGCTGCGCAGCGCGCTCTTCCAGCCCGCGCATACGCGGCACGAACTTGGACGCCGTGATTTCATCCGCGCGCTGGCGGGCGGCGCTGGCCAGCGTTTCGGCTTGCGGGACAACGCGCCCCGCGACGTTAGCACGGCGCAGTGCTTCGTCGCGGATGTCGCCAGTAGCTTCGGACACCGCGCGGCGGCCTGTCTCGGCAGCGCTGCGCATTTGCGTAGCCGTTGCACCACCAGCGACGCCAGCCATGCGGGCTTCGCGCGCTGCGGCCTGTCCTTCCAGCACCTGCCGCACCTGCTGCGGGCGCAGACGCTCGACGTCAGCACCGACACCCATGAAGGTGTCAGGCTCGACGCCAGCGTCGATCAGCACCTGCCGGGCAAGCCGCTGATCGTCCGGCGATAGCTGGTTCAACACGCGGCGCGTCTCGTCGATGTCTTTGCCAAGGGCTTCGCGGAGAATTTCGGCGGCCTTCAGCTTGGGCATACGCGCGAGGTCGACAACGCGGCCGCCAAGACGTTTCAGCAGCGTCGCGGCGATAGGCAGCGCAGCACCAAAAGCCGCGCCTTCGACCACATCCTGATCGGTTAGCGCTGCGCCAGTCGCGCCTGAAATAGCACCACCGACGACACGTTCGCCAGCTTGCAGCGCACGCTGTCCTGTGGTCATTGCGGCGGTCTGGGCTGCCGTACGGCCTGTGCCGATACCACCTGTCGTGATAGCGCGGCCAAGACGCTGCACGGCTTGCGCGGTGCGCGGTGCGGCTGCAACTACTCGCGGCGCTGCGCCCATAGCGCTTACGGCGGTGCCGCCCAGCGCGATCAGCGGCGCGGTCGCTGCGATCTCGCCGACGATCTTGCCACCAGTAAACACGTTAGGGTTGCGCTGCGCCATTCGGGCGGCTTGCTGTGCCTTCTGTTTCTTGACCTTGGCCTGACGACCCGGTGCGATCTTTTCTTCGATAATGTCGCCCAGCGCGTCTATCGGGTTCAGCTTTTCAGCAAACTCGGCGACCGGGCGCATACCTTCGGCGACGCCGGTCAGCGCCGCTTCGCCGTACTCACCAGCCTTTTGCAGAAATGTCTTCTTGGGTTTGACTTTCGCCTTGGGGGCCACAGTGGGCGCGGCCCGCAGACGTTTAATTTCAGCAGCAATTGCTTGCGCCGCCCGCGTATCACCTGCCCGGTCTGCTTTAACGAGAGCGGCTTCCAATTGCTGCATACGTGTCATGCTTACAACCCATATTTATCGGCGACGTCTTTGGGAATACCGCTTCGTGTTGGTGTCTTGGTTTTAGATGAACCCTTGGCGGGGCGCGACGTTTTGCGCGGGATGCGCTTGGCGGTGCTGCCCGGCAGACCGTACAGCTTTTCGATTTCGTTAAGCGTAGCTTCGACGGTTTCGATTGACTGTGTCGGGTCGGTGGCGGCGTCGAGCAGCCCCTGCAATTCGACGTTCGAGTTCATTTCCTGCGCCGACAGACCCGCCGCGTCGGCGATCTGCGTGACCAGCATACGGCGCACGTTGATGATCTTGTCGCGTGTCGCCTGTTCTTTGGTGCCCAGCGCGCGACCGAAGGGCCGACCGACCGGCGTGCCCGCGATGTAGTTGCCGATATTGCCAGCGGTGTCGAGAATACCACCACCGCTTTCGACCGCACCGCCGCGTTCGCGCAGTTCGGCGTACAAGTTGCGAAGCGTGTCGACTGTCTTGGAGACGTTAGCTTGCCCTTTAGAAACCTGACGCTGTTCCTTGGTGGGGCCAGTGGTAAGAGGCTGCCCCATTTTAAGTCCGCCGGTGCCGCCCTTAGTCTGGCCTGTCTCAAACTCGCGCATGGCAGCGGCGACTGCCGGAACCTGCCCCGGCGCAATCGGTGCGTTAATGTCGATGCCGGTGCGCTGTGAGATGTACTTCTTATAGTTGGCGACCGACGCTGCGCTGTTTTCGGGCCCTTGCGGTGCGTAGCGGTTAACGATCTTGTCGATGGTGTTGAAGCCCTTACCGACATAGGCGTTGGACAGCAGGCGTTCCTGCGCCGCGATGCCAGATTGCAGGCTGTCAAACGTAGCAAAACCGCCGCTTGCGCCGGTGTAGCCGGGCTGCGACCGCGCGAACGGACCGTCCTTGATTGCGCCGGGGTTGGTTTTGAGCGCCGACGCAACAGAACCGCCACCACCGCCGCCAGCACCACCGCCGGTCGTGCCAAATCCGCCCGTGCCCGGCATGATCTTGGGCTGCGGAACAACAGACCCGTCAGGGAGTTTGATAAACTGTATGCCTTCGGCCGCCTTGATACGCGACCCCGGCACCTCGATAGCAGGGCCGGTGCCGTATTTCGGCATGGAAAGAATGCGCTCTTCTTCGCCTGTGGTCTGACGCTGAAATTCGCGCGACAGTTGGTCTTTGGCGTCCATTGTCAGGAATAACGCCTGTTCGCGCCAAGCCTCAAACTGTGACGGGTCTTGCGGCAGCGAACCCAGCGTCTCGTCGATAGCTTCGTGAAACTCTGGCTCTTTAAATAGCTGCTTCAGCCGCGTTCCGACAGCGCGCGCCTGCTGCGGGTCGCGCACATTGGCAATCGCCAGTTCGGATGCGTCGAAGAAGTCCATGACATAAGCGACGCGGGCCTTACCGGCTTCCGCTTCGGCTTTCTGAAATTCAGGCACAGCCTTGGCCGCAGCGCGCGCTTCTTCGGCGGCTGCGATCTGCATGGCCTGTTGCGCCTGCGCGGCTTGACGTTCCGCCGCGCGCTGCTGCGTCATCATGTTGACCATCTGCGCGCCCTGCTGGATAGCAGTGCCTAGACCGCCGCCTTGCGGTGCGCGCGCCTGAAGTGCGATTGCCTGATTAGCCATTACGGTCGGTAACTCCCCACGTTAAAACCGCTCAACGCTGCGCCGACATTGTTACCGCCGGGGCTGCCGGGGCCGGTAGGAATGAAGGGTGGTGATGTCGTGGGCGGATTGCTCATAGTGTTAAGATATTTAATCTGCGCCTGATACATCGGGAACATGGCGGCGGTCTGGCCGACGCCTTGCAGCGCACCTGCCAGCGCATTCGCGCTGCCAACATAGCCAGATGCGCGGGCCTGCCCGGCGGCTAATTCGGCGTTTGCCAGACCCTGACCAAGATTGCCCGCAGCGCTCGTCAGCACATTCGCTGACGACTGGCCTGACCCCATCAGCGACTGAAGCGGGTTAAGGCGCGCGGCGCGCTCGATCTGGTAGCGGTTAAAGGCGTTCTGATACTCTTGGCTGGCCAAGTCCTGCCCGAAGCGCTGGATGCCCTTCAGTGTGCTGCCCGACAGCAGGCTGCCGCGTGCAGCCGCCGACCGTTCCAGCGCCTTCATGCCTTCCGCTTGGCGGAAAGCATAGCCGGGGTCTTGCTGGAAGTCGCTCATGCCAAACGGCTTGGCTAGGCTGCCGTAGCCGGCGGCGGTAGCGTCGCCACCCAGCCCCAGCAACTTCATAATCTCTTGCTGCGCCGTCAGGCCGCCTTGGCGGAACGGCTCTTGCAGTTCGATCTGCTTCTGGAACATCCGCTCCTGCTGCGCAGCAGCGCTCTCCGCTGCGCGTTCTTGCGCGCGGCCTGCCTTCTTGGCCCCGCTCTTGGCGATCATACCGCCGCCTATTGCGCCGGCGGCTCCAATTCCTGCTGCGACTATTGCTGGCGGCATTTTGGCAACTCCATCCTATACAGGTCGTATGCGGTCCCTAAAGTGTATATCATTTCGCCCGTCGGTTGCATACCCCCTCGGCGTGCATAAAGTGCTACGCTACGCGCGGCAGGCGAAATGCGCGCCCAAAGCATTTCTACACCTTTATCTATCGCGTAGTCTATGGTAAATTGTCGGGCTTGGGCGGCCCATGCGCCGCGCCCTTCCGGCAATACCATAACGTGAACCTCGTGCACGGCGGGCGCTGACCAAGCCAGCACATACCCGCCATGCTCCCCCATTAAAAACCAGTTCTTCTCGTCGGCGATAGCGTCGGTGAAGTCCAGTTCGCCAAGCGATGCGGGGCCGATGAAGGGACGCACGTCCGGATGGTTACCCACCGCGTTTATGCGCTCCACATCGAAGCACCGCTCTAGCATTAGCTGACCAGTCGGCCTGACGCGCGGATGTTAATCGCAGACGCCGTACCGGCGATGGTCGAGATAAAGCCGTTATTCGGAATGACGTGGCCGACCAGTTCGGGGAAGGTATATGTCTCGGACGGCTGAAGCGTCTTTGTCTTAACGATCAGGTTATCGTTGCCAGCGCTGCCCGCCGCCGTGACAAGGTTGACGCTGATCGTCGCGGCGCTTGCGCTGTAATTGGTCGCCGTAAACTTGTCGATGATCGTCTGCACGCCAGCCGACGTGTACTGCGTGGTCTGGCTGTTCTCGGCGGTCTTCGCCGGAATGATGTTGCTGATATTTACGGCCATGTTAAACCTCCAAAGAACTCACATTATCAGTCACGGTCAAAATGATTGATGGGACAGCCGGATGGACAGCCGTCGCTGGGTCTGCGTGCAGCGAAATGTTGGTACTATCCACTTCCCACATCAATTCAAAATAATCGCCTGCGTTCATCTGTAGCAGAAAATTCCATGCTGCGACATTCTCTGTGTTGTTGCCTTGTATGCGGATGACCGTCGCGCTCTGGGCGATGTCCGTGCCGTTTTTGCGAAGCCAAATCCAGACGCGGTTTGCGCCGCCGCCGGTGTTGATGAACTGCGCGGAGAACTGAATGTTGTAGGTATTAGCGCGGTCGACGTAGACCCGCGACGTCGGAGAGCCGATAGTCACGCCGAAAGACAGATCGGTCGTGTTAAACGTCATCCCGTAGGCCGTGTTGATGACAGCGGCTGTCTGGTCGGTCGTGTCGTAGAACGATCCGTAGCGGGGTACGATAAATTCCTTGGGTGGCGGCGACAGCGCCAGCGCCTGTAGCTGCGTCTGGATGTCAGCAATCTCGCTCTCGCTGGCGGCCGTCGGTGTGACGCCAGCCGCCTGCGCCAGTGCGTCAACCTTAGCGTCCACTTCGGCCGCACCGCTGTCTGGTGCGCTTTCCAGACCCTGCACAGCGTCAGCGAACACCGCGTCATAAGACGCCAACAGCGCGTTGACGTCCGGCGACAGTTCCGTCTCGGCCTGCGTGGTCTGCGTCGCCGTCAGCAGCGACAGGAAGAACCGATACCATTCACGGCTAATCGCGCCGGTACGCGGGTCGAGAAGGTCAACGCGCGGCGGCGTTAGCTGTGTAGGGTTGGTAATCGCAACCATCAGGCGTTCGTCCCACCAAGAAGCAGTTCAGCACCCATGATGTAGATACGGACGGGGTCTGTGCCGGACACTTCGTAAACGCGGTCACGGATTTTCATTGTCGCGCCAAGGCGACGCCAGATCGTGCGGTAGCCGGACCGGCCGATGCGACCCATCGACTTCCAATGCTCGTTCGACCATGTATGGCCGCCATCGTCGGACCAGCGCAGCATGACCTGCGGATTGCTGCCCTGCCCCGTGTTGAGGCCGACGCCCGTCTCGCAGTCAAGCTGCATCGAGTGTTGGATGGTACGGGCTAGGTTGTTTGCGCCGGTCGGTAGCGCGCGCCACGAGCGTAGCCACTTTTGCGCCTGACCGTCGTCGGAATATGTCTCAAGGTCAAACTTGTAGATTTTGCCGTTCTGGTAGTCGCCGATAACGTTCTGACCGTTGAAGAACATCTGGCAGTTGCCACGATGACGGTTGAACTGGCCGTTCTCGAACGACGCGCGTTCGTGCCATGCGCCGGTGGCGACATCGAATACCCATGTCGTGTTAGCAGTCGGGAAATTAAGTACGTAGAAGCTATGGCCGTCTTGCTGGTAGGTGTAGCCCACAGCATCCGACAGATCGGCATATTCCTGCAACTGCCATTCAATAGCGTGCGTCGAGATGCGCTGGCCGATATATCCGGCGGCCCGGTAAACCATACCCTGACCACGAGCGTCTTTACCCAGCCAGTAAATCTGGTTATCCATCTTGGCAATGCTGTAGGGTGCTGCGCAGCCTAGTTCGTTAAACGCACCTTGGATGCGCGCCAGCGGGAAGTCGAGCAGTCCAGCGTTATACCAGACTTCGGTCGAGTTGGTGCCGTACACCCAGACCTCGCGGTGATCGACAAAGATAGCGACGACGTTGTCAGGGTTGCCTTCGGCGCTGGCAAAATCCAGCGGGTCGACGCTGGTGCCGTCCAGCAACTGCGTCACCCAGATTTTCTGGCTGTTAGGCTCGTTGAATACAAAATAGCCGTCGATGTAGCCGACCGTCACCGCGCCGGGGAAGTCGGGGTCGGTGATCTGCTGAAACACGTCAGTGTTGACGTTGTAGATATAACCCTGCGGGTTAGCGGCGATGAATAGCTGCGTGCCGTTGTCAGCCATGCTGACAGGCCCGGTGCCCGCTACAGTGCCTTTAGCAACGGCGTTCCAGTTGCTGTCGATCTGGAAGAGCGTCGGGCCGGACACGACATAGCCGTAATTGCCAAACTGCCATTCGCCGCGAATAGGGCCGATGCCGACCGTCGCCAGCCGTGTCAGGCCGGGAGCGCGCTGCAAGAAGGCAGGCTCTTTGCCGCCTTCCGGCACGATTTCCGGGAACAGGTTGACCATGCGGTTGTCGGCGGCGTTGACGCTTCGAGCGACATACGCCGACCCTAAGATCGGCGTTTTCATTAGTAGTTACCCGCGTAGACGTTAAACCTCTGGCGGGTGGCCACAAGGCTGTAGGGCATGGACATGATGTCGTCGGGGTTATTGATGCGCTTGATGTTGCGCTTGGCCGACATGGCTATGCGGCGCACCTGCGGCGAAGGCTCGATGCCAAACTCCGGTGCCATCTCGCAAGCCAGATTGTAGCGGAAGGCGCGCAGATAGCCCGGCGGAAAAGCCAGCGTGGTCGCCAGCGTCGCGGGCTTCGTCAACTCTTCGACAGAGATGAAATGCCATTCCAGATCGCGCGTAGGGCGCGGGTAGATGAACATATCGACGTCAGGGAATGTGTTGTTGACGAAGATCACCTGCGGGTATGTAGACGTCACGGTCTTGACCGCGATGCCGTCATACTGCTGCTGGTTAATGAACTTGATGCCGTAGCTGACACCGGTGCCGGGGTCTTTGAAATAGGTAGCGTCGTCCAGCAGGACGGGGCGGTTGCCGACGAAGTCGCCGGTAGGGCCAAGCGTGCGGTTAAGTTGCCCCGCCGGCCAAATAAACACTTGGTCCTGTGTGGAGAAGACTGACAGCCGCTCTGTGTTCCAGCTATCAATCATCTGGTTCATGGCGTTCAAGGCGTCTTGCGACGTTTCCGCCGACGGCACTTCGCCTTCAGCCAGAACGCCCAGAAGCCGTAGAGAACCGTTTATGATGTCGCCGGCGGTTGCCATCGCTTAGTCTTCCTGCGGTGCGCGGCGGCGTCCCCGGCGCTTAGGCTCCACCATCACGTTGACGGGGCTTTCATCCTCGTCTTCGCTTGTCTCCACCACTGCTTGCGGCGTGGTAGGATCATAACGCTCCCAGCCAAACATTTCATCATAATTCGCTTCTTCTTCCGAAATAGCGACTTTTGCGCCGTGCCGTGGGTGCACAAGATAGATAACAGCCATAAAATCTCCTGAAATGGACGGCCCGAAGGCCGCCCACTATTACGCGATCAAGCCAAGGGCTTGCAGGCGGCTTTCAAGCTGCGCAACGCGGGTTTGAAGGTTGGCGATAACTGACAGAACAGTGTTGCCTTCGTCTTTGGTTACGAAGCCGTAGGCGCTTGTGTTAACCAAATCCTGAATTGCGTAATCCGGCGTGCCGGGCGCGGTGGAAGTGATCGACGTAAGCTGCGCGGTGAGCGCAGCACCCTTGGCGGTGTAGACCGGATTGGCGATGGTAGCACCGTCGAGGTACTGATCCTCATATGCAACGCCGATTGGTTTGCTATTAGCCATAGAAAAAACTCCTTAAAAGGCTGCGCCAGCCGAAGCTGGCGCAAGACCTATTACATCAGGAACGCCGACCAAGTTGCATCGCCGGTTTTGACAAACTTGTAGGTGTACGCACCGAAGCGCGGCACCGTGACAGAGCCGTAAACCGTGATGCCCGTACCGGCAGTAACCGGGACGGTCGAAGACGAACCGGAGTTGTTGTTGTTGCAGATCGTCAAGTTAAACGACGAACCGACCTTGGCCGACGGGATAGCAGCATCAAGCTGTGCGCCCGTAGCGGTCGTGACGGTCAGCGTCGCGTCGCTTGCTTTTGCGCAAACAACCAGACCAACAGCCATCTGGGCTGCGGTCAGTGTAGTGTCGGCAGTCAGCGAAGTGGGGATTGACTGCACGCCAAGAACGGCTTCTGTGAGGTTGCCGTCGCCAAGCTGGTATCCACCAGCACCATTAGGAAGAGCCATGATAATAACCTTTCAAAAACTTGGCCCCCGGCGAACCGGGAGCCGTGATTGGATTAGCCCCAGAGACGGCAAGCCATCTGCGGACGGATGGTGCTGTAACCGTACAGAACGTCGATACGGCAGGGCATACGGTCGTTGTTGATGTCGTACTGACGAACAACGCGCAGGCTGATGCCATTGTGGACCTGACGCGACGCCATGTCGACGCCCTGCGGAAGCAGAAGGTCGGCGGTGGCGAAAGTGATCGCGTCCTTGTGGTACACGAGGTTCTGCGGATACTGGCTGCCCGAAGCGCCGACGAACACGACTGCTTTGCTGTTGCCCGGAAGAGCGTCGACAGTAGCAAGCGCGTGGCCTGCCGAATAAATCGGAGCCACAGTGACGTTACCGGCACCAGAGCCGTTCAGCGTGACGTCAGCAAGCGCGACGAACTGGAACAGTGAACCAGTGCTTTCACGGGTCTGCGGGTTGACAGCATAGCAGTCGGCAACGGTGAATACGTCGCCAGCCTTGATGGTGTCGTTGTTACCAGCGCCGGTGATAGCGATGGTGGTAGCACCTTCAGTGGTGACAGCCGCCGAAGTCGAACCGCCGGTGGCGTCGCGGGTACCGCAGGTGAACTGCTTGATCGACTGCGACATGTTGATTTCTTCAAAACCAAGCACGCCAGTGCCCATCAGGCCGTTTTTGAACTGCTTGCTGATGGTGTCAGTCGGATTGAACAGACCCTTCATGCCTTCGACCAGACCGGCGTTAGCGGCCGGGTTGACGGTCGCATAGCGCGGCGACATCACAGCGGCGTTCTCGTTCAGCTTCTGCTGGGCTGCAAGCAGCACGGCCGAAGTCGAAGGAGTGGTGCCGGGGGTGCCGACCGAGTTACCGACGGTCTTGAACGCATTTGCGACGTCCGCGTCGATGCTCGATGCAAGCTGCGAAATACGCGGCTTGAGAACGCGCTCGGCGAAGTCGTCCAACTGCATGGTCAATTCAGCAGTGGTGAAGTTGACGCCAATGTGCTTCTGGCTGGCAACGGTCAGTGTGGTGTACTGCTCGTTGTCATCCTGCACCTGAAGCGCAGCGCCGTCGGTGACGAGCGCACGGTCAGGCAGACGGATACGCAGGGTCGAGCCGATCTTGGCACCTTCGACGGCAAAGCTGTCGTCGTACTGGCGGTTTACGTTGCGGGTGAGCACGAGGTTGTTCTCAAGAATTTCGAGAGCCTTCCGCGTGATCATGTCGATAGTAAGAATTGAGTTAGACATGGTAATGTTCCCAAATTAGCGGTTACGCATTGCCTCGTACCGTTTAATTTGCCGCTGCCTTTCTGCTTCAATCCATTCCGACGTACTCATGCTCTTCACAGAGCGAGGGTCGGTAGTATCGTACACAGCCCCGCCAGATGCGCGGGGGGTGACAGGAGCAATCGGTGCCGGGGCGGTTGAAGATTTTCTAACCGGCGGTGCCGAAGACAGTGATGCTTCGATTTTTCCGATTTCTTTTGCCTGCAAGATCGGGTTCAAGCGGGAAATGCGTGTGGCTTCTTTGGGGTTGGAACCTAGCCAATAAAGGACGTCGGGGCCAACATCAGATGCCTGTATGCTTTGAGCCATTATTTCCGTGACGGGAAGGTTGGGGTTATAAGCAACCTGATCGAAATCGTCGTACTTGTCCCGCGCTGTCTCTTCACGTTCGTAATACTGCTCTTGGAGCGCCTGCACTTGCTGCGCGGTTTCCCGTTTAGCTAACAACTCTTCGGCTTTGCGTTCGGCCAGAGCCTCGGCGTAATCCTCGTAGGTGTTAAACTGTTCGGGTGAAAGATCGTAAGACGGCTGTGCCGCCTGCCTAGCCTCCATCTCCGCAGCCCGCTGGGCTTGCTCTCGTTCCCACTTGCGCTGTTCTCTCGCAAGTCGCTTGCCTACAATTGCGTCCAGTTCTTCTTGAGTGAAGGTTTTGGCCGCTTCCTGCTCGGCAGGCGTTTCCGGCGTTTCGGTTTCAACGGGTTCTGGAGCCGCCGTAGTGTCCAGTTCCGGCGCGGGTACTTCCGCTTCGATGGGGACGTTTTCGTCCATGTGTTTTGACCCTTTCAAGTCACCTGATGTGCCGCATCAGTACGGTTAAAGGCCAGACTACATCATTTGTTGCAGACTGGCAATATCGTTACTTTTGAACCCAGCCAGTGTTACCCGTGCCGCTTTCTTTTACCCAAAGCGTCACGGTCGAACCGCCTTGAGTATTTGTGTATAGTGATCCGGGGGCCGCCGTGACAACGTTTTGCGGAGAACCTGAACCTGTTAGCCATTTAACATCATTGCTGTTCGTAATGCTCCAGTTTGACGTAGCATCATACGCAAAAGCAAGATCGGCGCTGTCAGTGTCGTTGCGCCCCAACAAAATTTTACCTTGGCCTTGTTGAAAGCCGCCGGCGCGGATTGTATTCGGAAGCTGGAACGGCATCGACGCATCGACGCCCGGACCCCAAAGCATCGGAACCGTTCCATAGGTTGCACTAGTATATGAACGGTTAAGTTCTATAAATGTGTCTGGTGCGGTGCCATTAATGCGCCTTGCATTTACGCCGTTACCGTCGCCAGCAATAAGATATTTCACTGATACCGCGGTTATCTGCTCCCAAGTTCCACCCGCCGTAAAGTCATAGGCGTATTGGGTTGCGCCCAAGTTGGTCAATTCAATCGTAGAACCGAGAAGCGTTACCCCGTTGCCGCCGTTAGCGCCAAAAACAATTCCGCGCGCGCCGGCAAGACCGCTTTCAAAATAGCAACCTATGACATTTAATCCTGTCATGGAGTTGATTGAAATTTGATCTTTAACCTCAACCATCCAAACTCGGTTAAGTTCCCAAGCATTGACGGTAGCGTTTAACAATACCCCGGTTTCAAACCCACGGATAAAAACTTTATCCAGCTTTTCGACAAAAGTAGCGTCATTTGGCCCTGCGGGATTGTTGTCGCATTGAATGGCTATGGAGCCGGGGAAATAAGTTCCGCCGTCTTGCCGATGCCGAATATAGACGCGGTTCCAGTTTGTGTAGCTAGAACGCGTATTTCCTACATCAAAACCGACAGTCCCGTTAGCGAACAGTTCTATGTCTTCAAAAACAAACCAACCGCTTTCAATATACGCGGAAGTACCGTCAGGCTCTACCGCGCCAGAATGAACGCAAGTTATGGCGACGCCAGCGCCAGTATGCTTCAAGATTGAAGTGCGCGTGCTTGCGCCATGTACGCGGGTGTTCTGATTTACTGTCAGCGTTGAAAACAAATAAGTCCCTTCAGGAACGTAAATGTCGTGCTTGCCGCTATCCAAAGCAGCTTGAATGGCTGCGGTGCTGTCTGCAACACCAGTGGGGTCTGCTCCAAAGTCAAGGATATTGACCGGAGCGCCGTCAATCATTGAATAGGTTGCTTTGGTCAAAGTCATAATGCGGCCTTTAGACAAAATATGTTGCGGAAAAAAACCAGTAAGTTGATGTTAAGGTAGCTGCATTAATGTTTTGCACATAAGTGGCGCCGCCACCTATAAGACCTAAAATCGCTACGGTCGGGTCTGTCTCAGTAGAAGCATTAATTGCGCCGCCGCCGGTAGCGTTTGAAGTAAACGGAAGGCCAAAAATTAATGATCCGTTAGCAGATGCGCCGCTAAAAAACTTTGCTGTAAGAGTGACTTGGCGTCCAATGCGAGTATATTGTGCAGACACAACTGTTGGATTGGAAACCCAACCCGAAAAAGTTGGCGTCCAAGTGCCTTCCTCATACCAAGTCAGCAATTCGCTGGTCATGCCCGGCGCGTTGGCGTTCGCGCTGAAGTCGATACCCTTGCCAGCGGTGCCGACGACGAGGTTGCCATCTGCTGTCATCTCAAACTTTGATGTAATAGCAGCGCCAGTTCCGGTATAAAACTTCAATCCAACAACGTTGTTTCCGTCATTGATACCCGTAATCCGTGCGCCACGGATATTTCCTGTAGCTGCTGTGGGTGAAAAAAAGATACCCGCTTCTGTGCCAGCACTGCTGCTCAAATTTTGAACAGTAACAACATCTGTTACCGCGCCAGCGGATGTTTTAACAGAAATGACATCGCCAGTATTGACGGTTTTTCCTGCTGTAAGATTGTCTACCGAAACCTTAACCGTAGAACCGCTTTGAACAATCGGCAAAACTTCGGAACCCGCAAGCGGCGTTGTTGCCCCGGTTAATGCTGAGATTTTTTTATCGGCCATGATATTCTCCGTTAACCCTGAAAGCCATTATAAGGAACGTAGCTTACCAACGGCGCTACAGAATAGCTAAACTCGATCTGATCATTTGGGTTGAGCAAATAGTTGCTAGGTGTAGAAATTGGCTGCAACCAAAAATCAGTGCCGCGAATTATACGGACTTGTGTTAGCGTGCCAGTTTGTGCGACCACATTCACTACTAAGCCGGTATCATTTGTCCATGTAGCTGGGCTTGCGCCGATAGTGATGCCGGTGCGAGACTGTTCTGGGTAAATAAAATCGCCAGCGTCTATATCATAAATGTTGCTGTAAAAAGATGCTGTTCCAAGATCAAAAAACCCACCGCTTCCAGTAGCCCAATTGTTAACGGTAACGTCCTGCACCCTTGCGCGTGAAGCTGTATTGTCAATCTGGATACGTTCAAAATATCCGCCCTGCACAACGCAAGAGCGATCCTGTATGATGAACGATTGTGACGAATAGCAGTTGATATACCGCGAGGAAATACCTGCGTCTGCTACATCCGCAGTAGCGTTTAAATTTTCAAAACCAACACCAATAAAAGTGTTATATCGGCAGCTAGCGCCTACTAACATCCCGTAAGTTTTACAGCTTTCTGGGGAGCCGCCGATAAAAGTATTCTGATCGCCGCCAGAAATGCGGACGCCAATGTCAATCGTCGGCTCGACCGTGCCTGCTCCTTCAAAATAACAATGCGTAAACACGTTATTTGATGAGTTGCCAAACGGTGCAAGCGCCTCAATGTTCAGTCCTTCTGTGGGCGCGTTCGTCATTGCTTGACGGTCTTGCGAACACATAAGCGAGGTAAAGCGGCTCAACTGACAGCCGCGCAATACAAAGCCGATGCCTGTCGTGCTGTTAGCTTCACGAACATTAATATCAGTGATTTGGCAACGCGCTAGTGCTGTGCCACGAAACAAAACTGTTGTGTTGGCATTCCCTTCAATGGTGAAGCCAGAAAGGTCCATTCCCTGTCGAAACGCAGCAGAAGTGCCTACGTCAAATGCTACACCCGTTCCTGTGAACTTTAAAATTGTGCTCCCCGACCCGTCGCCACGCATCGTGAAATTTGCTACATCCATTCCGGTCAAAACCGAGTATCGGTATGTCCCCGCAGGAATATAAAAAGGCGCGCCGTTGTCAATTGCCGCTTGAATAGCCGCCGTATCGTCCGCCACACCGTCACCGACAGCGCCGAAGTCCTTGACCGAGACGTATTGCGCTAGTTTATCTTCGGCCGTCGTAGCAACGCCGCCGATAAACGGTGGGTTGTAGCTAACAATCGACGCATCTACAGCACCAGTCGTGGTCTGCACCGCAGTGGTAAATTTAACTTCCGCGCCGACATGCAGCCCCGACGTAAACGTAACGGTATTGCTGTCGGTTTCCAGATAGCTATCGCCGACATACTGGTTGACGCCATCAATGTAAACCGACAGCGAGTTGGTATTGGGTGTGTAGTTGATCGTCGACAGGTTGAACACGGTCTGGCCGGCAGTGGCGGTCTGCACTTCTTCCTGCACCGTGTAGTTGACGAAGTTGGAGTTGACGCCGGTGATGTTGTCGTAAGTGCCGATCAGGATTGCGGTCGACGTCTCGATGACGAATTTGTAGATCAGGCTGTCAGTCAGCCAAATTTCGCCGCCCGGCACGCGGCCGGCGCTGTCCAGCACGATGGGGTTAGCGTGCGGCGTAACACCCGCAGCGCTCGTGTAGGTCGCCTGCGGTGTGGTCGTGCCGGCTGCATAAGTGTAAATCTTGCCGCCCGACAGGATGACGCCGTTATTATCAAAAAATTGTGCGGCAAACCCGCCAATGGGTGATGGTGTGACCGACATCAATTTACTCCAAGAGCAACAATCCGCCGTCTTCTTGGACGAGGTTGTCACCATTTTCAGTTTCGAGATTGCCTTGCGCTTGATCAGGCCCATAGCCCGAAAAAAGCGCAATAATGCCCCCCAGACCCAGAGCCACACCGTTACGAAGGGCGCTTCCAAATCCCATCTATCAGTTCTTGTTGATAGGCTTGCAGTAGATCGTACCGCCAGTCGACACCTGAATGGCGCTCACGCGCCACGGAGCGCCGGTGCTGTCCAGCGGGACCGCAAACGGGATGGGTGTGAAAGGCGGGATAGGTGTGCTGGCGGTAGTCGCGACCGCGCCGACGCCAACTTCGACGTAGCAGGCTTGGTCAGACCAGACAACAACGCCCTGCGGGCCGGGCAGCCATGCAGTCGTGTTGCCGGCCGTGCCGGTATACGCCACCGAATAGGCCGGGTAGTCGGTCTTACTTAGGGGTTGCAAAAGTTCCATGACTTACCTCATGCCAAAAATTTGAGTTTGTACAGCGTGCTATAATACAGCCCGAAAATCTCGTCGATGATGTTTTGCAGCGGCGTGCACTCCTTCTCGACGACCTTATAGCGCATTTCCATAAGTTCTTCTACCTGATCTTCGAGAAACTCCACGACGTTGCCGGTCTTTTTGGCCGACATCAGTGAAATCGGACCGATTAAGCCGTATTTTCCCTGATACGCCTCGGCAAACTTGTCCGCCAAATCGATAATGCCGTCGTAAAACTCATTGAGCGCGACATGCTTGGCATAGCTGCGCGTGTTCAAGTGCGTCGAATGGGTGACATCGCGCGCTAGAAACAGCATACCTATGAAGTCGTTACATTTGCTCATTGGGTTCCATTCCTTCAGGCATTTCCATCATTTCAGGGGCTTCCATAGGCTCCTGCGGCATTTCAGCAGGCATTTCAGGCGGCATTTCTTGTGCGCCTTGCTCGACGATGTCCTCTAGGTCGGGCATTTCGCGCATTTCAGGGCTGCCGGGGATGATGTCGCCAGTGTCCATAGCCGCCGCCAGCGTACCCATAACGATGTCTTGGATTTGCTCTGGCGTCATGCTGTTCTGCACAGCGCTGATACGCTTGGTTTCGGCGTCGTAGGCGCGAATTTCCGCCTCGTAACGGTCGATCTCCACCTTCTGCTGCTCGACGCTGTCTTGGATGTTTTGGATGATGTCGGTGACGCGGTTCAGTTCCTGCGTCATCGCTTCGATCTGCTGCTGCGCAGCCATCATTTCGGGCGACTGATCGCCTTCCGCCAACACCTTCGGGTCGAGAATTTTCTTGAACCGTGCGGCCATTTCCTGCGCGCCCGGCCAGTCCATATTCTTGACGAACAGGTCGCCTGCGACAGCCCATAGCTGTGGGTTGGTCTGCAAAATCTGCCCCATAGCGTCGAGCGCTTCCTGACGCTTCGTCATATAGCCGGGGCCAGTTGTGACCATGACGTCGTAGGTGCCGATGCCGGGGTTGTAGATTTTCTCGATTGTAGCCCCGGTGATCGGGTCTTTGACCTCTTTCACGGGTTCCGGCTGGTCGGGATTGAACTTGACCATGCCGACTTCGCCATCGACGCCAATAATGCGCGCGATACGCTGCGTGTCGTAGATTTTCGGTATCAGATCGACGATCTGGCGTGTGATGTAGCGGATAGCGCGGGCCAGATTGTCGACATAATGGTAGGTGCCGACGTCGCCCTGCTTTTCACGCGCCACAATGGCCTTGGCAGAGCGCTCATTGCCCTGCGCGCCCAAGCTGGCGTCGTACTGGCCTGTGGTGGCCTTGATGTCTTCAGAAGCCCCCATTTTGGCCTGAATAAGCCCTGTCTGGGGCAGCGGCGGGGCTGCGCGCTGCGGCAGCGGCAGGACGTTGCCAGCGCCGTCTGTGACGTCAGGGTTGACTTCCAGATACGGCCAGTTGGTCGTATTGGCAGTCTTCCACTGCATTTCGTAGCCCTCGAACTGGCCACCATAGCCAATGAAGGGCGCTTTCGGGGCCAGCGCGAGCATTTCCGCTTCTTGGCTGGTCCAGTAGTTGTACATGCGCTGCGCGTCCTTGGCGTTGCGGACAAGGCCAGAGATGTGCAGTTTGCCGTCAACTTCCCATTCGTTGCCGATGACGCGAACGACCGGTATCCATTTGCCCGGCCATTCGCGTTCATCCAGCACGTCGAAGCCGTTGGTTTTCATCCACATGACTTTTCGACGCTCGACCCGGCGGCTACGAATAGGTTTGGTAAATTGGCCGCGCAGCATCGCGTCTTGCGGCGTGCGGTCAAATGCAGTTTGATTGCCCGGATACAGGTTTAGCGTAGCCGGTTCATAGGTGTAATAGAAATACTCCGCGATGCGGATGGTGTCTTCCTGAAGCCATGATGACAGCCCCTGATCGCCGACGCCTTGGTTGTAGAGCGTGCTGATGGGCGATGCGTCAGGGAACATGCGCTCATATTCGCTTTTGAGGATGTCTTCGGAGATGAAGCACCACTCGGCGTCAGCACCGCACGGGTCTTGGATGGTGGGGTCCATGTAGACGCTGAAGGCGTTGCGCACGCGCCCGATGCGGATGTCCTGATCGAACGTCTCGTCGTTGCAATACTCGGTCAGCAGGCGGATGTAGCCCTCACCGTATGTCACTTGGTTGTCGCAGGCCGTGTCGTAGGCGACGTCAGCATCCGACATATACTCGATATGACGCACCACGCCGTTATAGATTTCAGCCACCTCGATGTCGGCGTTGTCGTCGGCCGGGATGACTTTGCCGCTGGGGCGGTTCTGGCGCTGCTCGTTGGTGACTTGCCGGACGTGCTGCGGCAGCTTGTTGATCGTGAGGCACGGGCGGGCGTTGATTGTCTGGCCCTGCACCGCACCGCGCGTTGCCAGCACGTCGGCTGGCCATTGCCACTGGTTGTCGGGACTGCCCGCCATGAAGCGCAGGTCGTCCAATTCGTCCTCGCGGCTGTCCGAGTACGCTGCCTGCGCCATTTGCAGGCGCTGGCGCATAGTCGCCATCTTGTCGCTATGATCGCGTGACGATTTGGGCGGATTAGAGCCTACATTCGCCACCGAACCTGCCGTATTGATGCCCGTAGGGTCAGCCATGTTATTTTTTCTTGCCCTTCTTGGCCGCTTCGCGCTTCACACTGTACGCGATAGCCACGGCCTGTTTTTGCGGCTTTCCAGCCGCAATTTCAGCCTTGATGTTCTTGCGGAACGCAGATTTGCTGGTCGACTTGACGAGAGGCATGTTATTTCTTCTTCATGGGCGTCTCGCGCATACGCACAGTGGTCGTGATGACCTCCGGGCGGCGCGTAATGCCTTCTTTTGCTACCATCTGCATCGCCTTGCGCGCGCGTTCAGGGTCTTGGTTGGCCTTGGCCGCCATTGCCGACCGGACTGTACCTGCCTGATACAGGCTTTTGCTGGGGGTTCCGTAGATGTTTTTCTTGCCAGACGGCATTTCAGCGTCCTTTCTTGGTCGATTTGGCGGGTTTTTTAGCCGTTTTGGCACTTTCCTTGAACGCTTTGGCCGTCGGTGCGCCTTTGGTGCCCGGTTTGCGCATTTTTTCGCCCGAACCGGCCGCTATGCGCGCCCGTTTTGCGTGAATGTTCGCGTATAGACCCGGTTTCATGGGCATTTCCACCTTCTTAGGCTGGCTTTAGCGCGTTCGCCATCTTTTGCCTTGGCAGCAACGGCGCCCATGCGGGCGCAGAACGACTTTTTGCGGCCCTGATCGGCCTTTGTTTTCGGATTTGGCGCTGGTGCCTTCAGGTTCGACCCTGTTTCGCGGTTGTACTTGGCCCGGCCCTTGGCAGTCAGACCCGCACCCTTGGAAGCCGGCAGCTTTTCACCGCGTCCAACAGCCAGCGATACGGATTTTTTCTTACCGGCCATTCAAGAACCCATCCAAGATGTAGAAATTCCGTGCGGAGAGTAACCTCTGGGGCGTTGCTTGTCAACGCGCGCTTCGCGTTTTCCGAGCGGGTACGCGAACGTCACCGCTATGGCGTCAGCGGCGTCTGGCGAGGCCAGCCCGCGCGCTTTCATGTCCTTCTTGCTCTCTAGGAAAATCGTCCCCTTGCTGTCCGGCTTGACGCGCGGCCCGATCAGGTCAGTCTTTAGAAAGCGGTCGTTGGGTATGCTGGCTGTCTTGAGCCACTCGCGCATGGCTCCCCACATCTCCGCACGCTTGTTGCCGTACATGAGTTGCTTCTGCGCCTTGTTCCCGAAGTTGACGCCCCTGATCTTGTAGCGCTGTTCCTTGAGCCTGTCGACGATGCCTGCGCCCAGCCCGCCCTCGTCGATGACGGTCAGCGCGGGCTTGTATTCCTCTATGGCGTCGATGACGTGCCCGACCACTTCCATCGTGTCAGCCCCACGCAGGCGCTTGATGTCGATGATGTCGCGGCCCTGCCGCACGGCGATGACGGTCGCGTCCGACCCAAAGCGCGCCGGGTCGACGCCGATAGCGATGGGGGCTGTCTCGTCCTTGTAGCGCGGCCGCGCCATCGCGTCGTCGACCAGATTGACCGGGATGAACTGATCGTCGCCTTCCGACGGGAACTGGCCGTAGACCTCGACATTGGCTTGGTAGCTGTCCGCGCCGTACTCGTCGATGATGCGCTGGTACAGGTTCTTGTCGGTCCCCTCGACCTCGCGCGCGTCGATATTGCGCGTGCGCCAGAACGCACGCTTGGAGTGGAACGTCTCGTAGAAATACCCTGTGTTGCGTCGCGGGTTGGAGAAGGCCAGATGGAAGCGGTTGGGTGTATTCTCCGTGAAGAAACCATCCGCGACCGACCAGATGCTGTCGGGAATACCGCTGGCTTCGTCGAACACCAGCATCACACCATCGAAGTTGTGCACGCCCGCGTAGGCGTCGGGGTTTTCTTCGGACCACAGCCGCCCTTCGACCGACCAGTAGCGCGTGCCTTTCTTCAGGTCGCGCTCGACGATCTCCGTCAGCCACTTGGCCGGCATGATGCGCGTCGCGGCTACCTCGAACCAGTGGCTATTGAGCGCCATTGCCAGCCACTTGGTAATCTCCGCCCATGTCACCGAGCGTAGCTGCGCCTCACTGTTCGCCGACACGATGGTTGTCGAGCCGATGCGCGTCGACAGCATCCAGATCACCAGCCAACTGACTAGGGCGGACTTGCCGATACCGCGTCCAGACGCCACCGCTTCGCGCAGTGTGTCATAATCCAGACGGCCGCTATTTGCCTTGATGTGGTCACGGATGTCGGTGAGGATGTCGCGCTGCCACCGGCGTGGCCCGGCGAAATGTTCGAGCGGCGTGCCTTTTTCCTGCCAAGGAAACAGCAGCAAGACGAACGCAAGCGGGTCATCCTTGATCGCGGGCGTCCATAGCCGCGTCATCAACTCCATCTCGTCCTGCGCGCTGTAGATCGGCTGCTGCATTGCTGTGGTTGTCCTGTGTCAGTTGGGGTACGTCCCGGTAGGTGCCTTCGATGACGCGCGACTGCGCGCGCTCCAGCGCGGTGATGACGCTGATCTGCTGGTCGACATTAACATCAATCTGTTGCTTGGCTACCCAGCCGTGCTGATGCTTGAGGATGTCGAGCGCGGCTTTGGCGTCGCCAGCGGCGGCGGCGTTGTACAGCGTCCGCGCGGCGGTGATCTCGCCGTCGGCACGCCCCTTCATCTCGGCGATTTCCACCAGCGGGTCGAACTCGTGCAGCTTGCGATACTGCGCGGGGGTCAATCCGGCGGCCAGCGCCAGACTGTCGCCCTTGAGACCGCAGCGTGCGGCTTCGTAAATTGCTTCCAGACGCGCCTCGGTCGCTTCGACGCGCTCCGGCGTGAACGGCAGGGAGTAGAAAGTCATGCTGGCACAATAAGTGATGCAGTTCGATTTTGCAAAAAATAAAAAAGCGGCGGCGTATCCCCGAATACGCCGCCGCCCCCTCGACATGGACTTGCCATGCTGTTCCTATACCGAAAAGCCATGCGATGTGTCGGGATGGGACAAAAATAATTTGCAATAAAAAATTTTCAGAAAAATTTTTACAAAAAATTGTCTGCGATGGGTGCCAGTCACAGTCACGCGCCTCACGGCCCTCTACCCCCCCACCCCCAGCCCACCCCCTGACGCAAAAAATGCTGCACTGCAACATAGAAATGGCCTTTTGCTGCGTGGGCATTGTGGGTCACGCAAAAACACATCGACGCGCGGCTGGAAAACACAACGCCATCAGCGCCGCCCGATCGCGTGGACTTGTGGGCAATGTGGGTCATCAATTAAGCAATCGGTTTTCGACTTTGTTTTCGATGACCCACATGACCCACAAGACGCGCGGGCAAAATGCGTGGGACCGGTGGCGAGAGGGGCTGTGGGCAATGTGGGTCATCAATTTCGTACCCATCTATAAAATACAGTCTTATTGCGAACCATTCTTAACTAGATAGTATCAGACCTAGGATACTATAAACAGATGACCCACAAGACCCACACACCGCTCTAAGCCGCGCTGGCCGCCGGTTTCAGCGTGGGTCATCCACCCCCAAAAACATGACCCACAGATACCCACAACATGACCCACAACGCCGATCATGTTTACACTGCTGTCAGTTATTTTTCCCGCCAGTTTAAGCGTGGTCATGTTGTGGGTCACGTCGTGGGTCATTTTTTCCGCCACCATGACCCACACTTTTACGAAACATTTTTTGTTTGACACCTACCTACAAAGTAGACTAGGGAAAGAGTGCAAATGACCCACAACATAGGAGCAACTGCCATGACATACGAAGTCCACGCTAACCGCAAGCCTTGGCGCTTTGCCACAGAGGCCGAAGCGCGCGCCGCCGCTAACGATATTTTCAACCGTAAGGGTGTTGTCGTCGCGATCACGCAAAGCAACAAGCCTGCTACCCACCGTTACGCCGCATGAATTACCCGCAACCCAAACACCCCACGCAATCGCTATGGCCGCTCGTCGCGGCCATAGCGGCCGCAATCGCGGCGCTAATCATCATTGGAAACTAAGGAGCAATGAACATGACCGATTTTAATCGCTGGCTGGACTTTTACGCCGACAAATTTGCGCGCATATCTAATGACGCCCTTAAAGGCTACTGGTGGCTATATGGCCGCGATAGCGAAGAAAGCGCGCCGCCGCGCGATATGGCGGCATGGGCCGCCGTCAATGCGGCGATGCAGGATAGGGGCTTGTGACCATGCTTTTCGACCTTGAGCCGTATCTGCCCTTCAACGCATTCGTCGTGCTTGTGATCGTCGCCATGGGCGCGATCGCCGCATGGGGCGAACACCGCGACAACAACCGCAACCGCTAACACTCAAACCGGAGCAAACAACCATGACCACCTATACGCCCACCCGAATTGCACCTTTGGCACTAGCACGCTTTTCGCCGCACCATTGGCAATATGTTGACACGACCGATAATCGAAACGCGCAAGTCGGCCCAATATACCGCACTAAAGCGGAGGCCCTTGCAGACTTAGAGGACTATTCTGTGCGCGGCGGATGGGTTCGCTAACACACCACACGACAACACGGAGCAACTGACATGACCGACAATAGCGCAAACATGCTGCACTACATCACCGCCGGGGAACGGCTCTGGAACGGCGTCACCGTCACCGCGCCGCTGGCGGCCGCCTACAACCGCTTGACCGACAAGATTGCGGCCTATGACCGCGCCGGGCGCAAAGCGCCCGAGCATATCTTGAACGGCCGTCACAATCTGTTGGCCGGGCATTACAACTGGAGCCACGGCTAACCGATCGACCGGATCCGGGCGACGGCTAACCGATCGACCGGATCCGATAATCCACTACACGAAAGGAAACGATACCATGCCCGACACCACCACCACCGCTTTCGCGCTTCCCGTCCCCGCCTCCATGCTGCGCGCCGCGCTTATCTGCGCATCGACCGAACAAGCCCGCTATTATCTAAACGGCGTTTACGTTGACCCGAAAGGCTATCTTGTCTCGACCGACGGTCACCGCGCATTTATCGGCAAGATTGACCTAAGCGGCGCGCGCGCCTTTGACGGCTGGATTATCCCTCGCGACGCAATCAAGCGCGCCTTGACCGGCTACAAGGCGGACGTGATCGAAATAAGCCCTACGCGCTGCGGTGATATTGCCTGCCAGCCCGTCGACGGTTTTTATCCTGATTGGCGGCGCGTCGTTCCGGATGAATTGTCCGGCGTCACCGCGCAATTCCAGCCAGGCTATATCGCCGACATGGGCAAGATTGGCCTGTTGCTGACAGGCAAGCGCAAAAGTGGCGCCGGCTTGACCGCGCACCTGCACCACAACGGCGAGGGACCGGCCGGTGTGACTTTCCCCTACTGCGCGACCGCCTACGCTGTGCTGATGCCTATTAGGACGCAACACACCGACGCCGAGCGCGCATGGTCCGACGCAATCGCAATCTAACGCGACCGGAGCGCGGAGCAATCCGCGCCGAGGCTGGCGCTAGTGCCAACAACAAGGAGCAAACGACATGACCGACAGCAAATACAACGGATGGACCAATTACGAAACGTGGCGCGTTAATCTGGAAATGTTCGACTGATACGACGGCGCAAGCGATAACGACCTTGACGCTTACGACCTAGGCCAAAGCCTGCGCGATATCGCTTTGGAGACTATCGGCGCGGAAGCAACTGGCCTTGCGCTCGATTACGCCGAGGCATTCCTTGCCAACGTCAATTGGTATGAAATTGCCCAGCACATGATCGAAAACTATCGCGCTAACGCCGACGCAAAAGAGGAAGCATAAGCCATGACCGATCAAGATACCATCGACCAGATCGACGACGACCCGCCCATGTTCCAGATACTGCAACGCGACGCTGGCCAGCTAAAATGGCGTTTCTGCGCGCATGGGGCGGCATGGGGCTTCAGCGAGGCGCAACCCATGCTTGAGCTCATACGCCGCTCCGGCGGCGAATATAGGCTAATTTCGCTCTATCCAATCAAACCGGAACCAAAACAGGAGCCAAACCAATGAACGCTAAAACCTACACCGCCGCGCGCGTCTACCTCGCCGGGGAAGCGCTCAACGCTTACTGCAACGCCCGAGGGACGATCAACGCGCCCGAAGACGACATCACCGACCTAATGACTGACCTCTTGCACCTGCTCGACACCTACGAAGGGCAGGCAAGCGCCCGGCTCGTGCTCGACATGGTCAAGACCCACTACGAAGAGGAAAGCGAAGCATGACCTACAATCCGAACCACGACCGCACCGATTGGCGCACCCACACCGACCGCGAACTGACTGAGGCTGCCCGAGAGAGCGGGCACGAACTGGCCATTGTCCTTGGCGAGCGTCTGGAAGACATGCGCGACCTGCCGGACCTGCTGGCAGAGGCAGAGCACCAACTAGACGAAGCAACGCGACTGGTTGACTATCTGCGCGCCGAACTGATCGCCTATTGCGAACAGGACGTCAGGGCCATGCGGGCTATCCTAGACGCAGGGGGCGACTGATGCTGGCATTCATCGCGCTGTTTTCGCTAGGCGTGATCGTGCTGGCCTTTATCATAGAGGACTAAACGCAATGACGACCGATACCAAAACCGACGAAATGGCCTTGCTACGTGAGGCCGCAGAGGCCCTACAGGAGCATGAGCGCCGCCGCTTGGCCCTGAAGGCATCCGACGACGTGCTGCGCGCTCTGTGCCGCCGCTACGGCGACGCTGTGCGCCTGTGGGGCGTCTCACCCACCCACCTGCGCCGCGCCTGTAAAGCGCGCGGCCTGATGCAGGAGCAAGGTAATGACTGACACACACGATAAACTGCGCGAAGCCGTTACAGCATTTGAGCAGGAGAATAGCGATGCAGATTGATTGGAGCGAAATGCAACCTCGCAGGAAGCCCACACGCAAAGAGCGTGGCTTATATCAGGCGT